GCCCACAATGTTAGGGTGCGCCCAGCTCTTATAAATTGCCAGCCCGTCAAATTGCAGCATACCGGTTCCGGTTGGCCCGTTCTTGCACTCGGTTATGAAAAATTCACGATCCCCGTGCTTTTTGGCGAGGGCCTGCTTGATCTCTGAGCTGGTGGCGGTTGCCTTTTTGGTCATGGCGTTGCCTCCTTCCAGTTCCAGAGGCCCTGCCTGCCTTTTGCAGGCACCGGCTCCGGCAGTCTTGTGACGTTTGCCAGCCTCCACGCGTACCGGCCCGGCGTATAGTCGCCCAGAGCCAGCTCGTCAGGGGACAGCGTGGTAATGTATTCCGGGGTGATCGGTATGCAGTCCACGAGCTCCGCAGTGGCGAGTATGCAGCCGAGAGGAAAGTGTTCCTCACAGTTGAATGTCTCCGGCAGCTCCAGCCTCCGGCTGAGTGTTTCTTTCGCCTCGTCCGTAGTATACCGGAACCAGCACTCGTGGAAAGATTTCTGGGCCGAGTGGATTGCGAGCGGGCCCCGGTACTTGGTGGGCCAGCTCCGCGTCTCGTTTTGCTTTATCTCGGCAGCCAGAGCTCCGGCCCACGGCTGCCATATGGTTATTGCTTTCATGTTGTCCTCCTATCTCAAAAGCGTGTTTATTGCGATAATAAGCACAATCACGGCCGTGAAGGCGATCGTAATATTCCCTTGCTTTTGTCTATCTTTTTCACCGATTACTCCGATCAAGAGGATAGCGGCAGCTATTCCCAGAATGATGTTAATTGCTATCATGTTTTTGCCTCCTTTCAAAAAGCAAAAGGTTTTTATAAAAAGCATTTGATTTTTTAGCTTTCGTTTGCTTTCTTCTCCCAAACAATGGCGAGCTTGCCGGTAATGCTGCACATGCGCTTGCCTGCGCTCTGGATTGTTCCGGCCGTCTGGGCCTTGGTCAATATCGGGCTCACGTCGCTGCGGGTGGTTTTGTGCCCGCGCTCGTTGAGCTTCTCGGTGATTTCGTTGGCCGTCAGCTGCTCATGTGCCAGCAGCTCCAGCACGTCCTCACGGAGCGTCCGCTTCATGTCTTGGCTTCTCCACACGATAACCGCAGAAGGGAAGGGCGCGGCGTCCTTGGTGTTGCCGTCCTCGTCCGTAAATTTCAGACGACCCCGAAGGAACCGGATCTCGTCAGCCTTGCCGTGCAGTATGTAGTCGTGGTAGTAGCTGGTGTCGGTTCTGGCAGGTATGAGCATAACCACAACCGTGCCGGGTTTTTGGCTTTCCTCGTAGCCTTTGCGCACCCAGTCGGAGATCGCCTTGCCATACGGAGGGTTGCAGAACACGCAACGCCCCCCCAGTCCTTTGTCAGGCCGTCGTCGGCCGGTGTGTAATAATTGGCGCACTTGGCGCTTTTATCTGTGGCAGCAGGATCAAGTTCAAAATTAAATTCGCTGTTCAGCTCATTGAAGAAAGCGATCGGCGTGCACCAGCTGGTGTTCTTGCTGCTTAATAATGCCTCGTTCATGTGTTTTCCCTCCTTGTGTTTGTTTCTCCGTGAATGCTCAGGCCGTAGCCCAGCCCGGCACCTTCCAAAAGTTTGATAATGCCAGCAGTCTGCGGTACTTCGCAGGCTGCGAGTTCTGTCTGTTTGATATACTGCCGCCCGTATATATCCTTCATGTCGCGCCACGTTTCCCATGGTACGCGGTAGAAGTGGTTTAGCCCGAAGCTGACAAGGACAAAGGCGAGAGCGCCGAGCTCTGCATGAATGGCAAGGCTGTTGAGCTGTTCGTCTGTGAGCCTTTTGCGCTCGATCCGGTCGCTGTCGGTGTGTTTTGCCTCAAACACGACGGCCCGGCCGCCGGAGAGGGTGCCCTTGTAGTCTGGTTGGCCTGCCTTGGTGTAGCAGGCAAGAAACTGGCCTTGTCGGTTGGGTGCTCTAAGCGGCTTCATGGGCTCCGGTGTCTTTTCGATATAGGCGAGCCCTTTGCCCTTGTACCAGTCGCAGCTCCCAGTGATCCGGTTCTCGAAAAACTCCCCGGCGAGGCGGCTCTGCCTTCCGGTCATGCTGCGGCGTACCGCTTCGGTGGCCGTCGGATCCGGGTAGCCTTCGGCGTTCTTTCCGGGTATGTTATCCCATGCCATTGGTTCCACCTCCGTTCGGTACGAGGTCAAGGTCGGCCCCTTTGTTCCTCCTGAGCACCTTGGCAAGCTCCAGAATGACCTCACCGGCGATCCGGATCGCGTGACCTTTCCCGGCTGCCTGCTCTGTGATAGGCGGCAGGCTCAGCTTGACGCTGCCCAGCTCGGCCGGTTTCTCGTCGGTGGTGAATACCTCGGCCGCATTTCTGACTGGGATCCCGTTTTCTTTGGCGTATTGGATTTCGTGGGCCATTCCTGTGCTGATCTGGGCTCCGTATACCCAGAGCTCGTCGCACAGTTCCAGAAGCTCGATCCCCAGCGCCATGCCCGCGTCTCTCTCATGGGGGATCGTGTCGTTTAAAAACTGGGTAAAATACACATGGGGCGCGATTGGCAGCACGTCCGGGAATGTCTGGATCGCTTCCCGGCAGTATTCCTGCGCCTTTGTGATGTTCTTCTCGTAGTCACCCCGGCAGGGTGAGCATATATAAATCAATCTTTTCATGGTTGTGCCTCCTTGTCGTTGTATGTTACCGGTTGCCCGCATTCCGGGCATTTACTCGGCTTTTTAGTGCTACCCCCCCCCGCAGCTTTAGCGAGGTAATGGCAGCACATGGGGCAGATCCAGTCGTCCCCTATATCGAAAAGTGATAACTGAATAAGTGCAGAGAGAGGGGCGTTGTTTTGATTTCTCAGTTTCTTCATACCGCCCTCCTTATTTGCTGCGCCAGCTGTCGCCGGTGGTAATGATTGCTTTGCACATTTCCCGGAGCCTGTCGATCGTGGCGTCGGCCGTGGTAGGATCCCCGGAGTCTCTCGGCGTCAGCCTTCGCACCAGCTCAGTGTCCGAGTAGTTCGTGGTGACGACCGTCGGCATGTAAGCCTCGTACCGGCTGTTGATAATGGCATATATTTTCGATACAGCCCACTCGGTTGCCGGTTCTTTGCCCATGTCGTCAATAATCAAGAGCGGCACGGTTTTGTATATTCCCAGCACATTGCCCTCGCTGGTTTCGTCGCCATATTTCCGGCTTTGCTCGTATGTACGCTTTATCCGCTCCAGCAGGTCGATCATGGTCATGCAGATCACCGGAGTGCCTTGCTCCATTAACTGGTTGGCTATGGCTGCGGCGAGGTGCGTCTTGCCCGTTCCCTTGGGGCCGGTAACGAATAGGCCGTTGCGTCCGGGATCTGGGTTGTTTTTGGGGAGCTTGGCGCGGAAGGTGTCTGCGTATGCCTTGGCAGCCTTGTGAGCTCCGGCGTTCTGCGGTGTAACCTCGAAAAGGTCGAATGTCCGGCGCAGGAAGCGGGCGCTCATGCCACTTTCGCCTATAATTCGCTTAACTCTTTCTCTCAGCAGCCTGTTTTCCTCGGCCTCGCGCTTGGCTTTTTCCTCCGCTGCCTGCTCTGCTCGTTCTCGTTCGTATCGCTCGACGGCCTCCGGGCAGTCGCAGCGCTCCGGGCCATACGGCATCCACATTATGCGATTGCCGAGGCGGATCCCTTTTGTATATCTGGGTTTTCCGCAGTATTCGCAGGGCACCGGATCCGGCGGCTCATGTTCAGCCATGCCCTCGTCGCAGCTCATAACATGGTTTGTGCCTGTGTCCGGTTCCTCTGGCTCATTCGTCTGCCATGTGGAAGCTGGAGAGCTGCGGCGCTGCTGTTGGGGCTGTGCCAGTCCCGCCAGTATGTCCTTGATCGCTTCCATGTCCTTGTCCTCCTTTCGTCTTGTCGTTGTCGTATTTGCCCTCCAGCACCTTGCTCATATTTGTGGGCTTGATTAACCAGTCAAAGTCTGCGCTCCAGCCGCGATCGTTTTGACCTTTCAAGAAGTCCGAAGCCTCGGCTTTTTCAAAGAGTTCCCGGAAGGCCGCCAGCTCCCTGTATTTTTTCCAGCGGGCTGAGACTTGTTTGCGCCGGTCGCCGTC